CCTAAATATTGACGACCTTGTAAAATACGGAAAAGAAATTTTTATTGATGGGCGTTATATCAATGGAGCAGGGGTGGAAGTAGCAAACCCCGATTGGGCCGCAACGGATTTTATAGCTTTTGCTCAAAACAATATCCTCTGGAAAAGTTATGGATACCTAAATGCTTCTGTCATAACTGTTGTTTTTTATGATTCAGGATATAACTTTTTAGGGGTTATTCCACAAGCGGAAGATGTCATAGGTATGATGGCTGATTCTCCTGAGGGGACTGCATACATTAGAATGTCTTATTCTAAATCCATTCCGATTGTTTATATTTCAACCAAACAAAATACAGGGGAAAGGGTTTTCGAAAATTATATGGATTCTCTCGGAGACCTATCTGAGGTTTTCAATACTGATTCAATTGTTTATTATGATAGTGAATCATTTATAACAGGCGGTTATATAAATCAGTTAGGAACTTACGTTGCAAATGGTGACTGGGCGGCAACTGATTTCATTCCTATTTTGGAAACTGACTTTTTTTACAAAAATTTTGGTTGGCAAAACGGGTCTGTCATGTCCGTTGTGTTTTATGACGTTTCACAGAATTTGTTATATACGCCAACAGAAGCACAGCAAGCGGCGGGAATATATGTTGACATTCCAATTGGCGCAAAATATATAAGAATGTCTTGCGGGAATGGAGGAACAAGAAAAGTTTATATAGGACCAAAACAGGATGTAAATTTGAGATTGTTAATTGATTACGATAGGACATTACAAGACCCTTTCATTGCAAAAGATATTTTGGCTTTAGGGGATTCAATTACAGCAGGAGGGGGGTATCTCGTTTTTCTTGATACTATTCTTTCTCCAAATAGCCTTGTAAATAAAGGAGTATCCGGAAGACGGGTTCATTCAATGATTTATGATAGAATTGACATATCGGTTGGCTCTCCATATTTGATTGAGCCATCAGTTCTGCAAGGATTTGATATTATTACTATTGGAGGCCATGCAAATAATTATGGTAATTCTGTTCCAATAGGTCTTTTATCCGATGCTTTAGGGGTTAAAGAAATAGATACTTTGACAATCACTGGAGCTGCAACCTCGTCCGGGAATATCACAATTACACTCAATGGGATTGCTACAACTGTGGCTGTAACCTCAGGAGATACAATAGCAAATATTGTAACCAAAATAAATGCTGCCTTAGTTTATAATTGGGCAATGTCTGGAGCATCCCCAAATGTAATTTTTACAAAAAGGGTCGGGATGGTAAACTCAGCCCCAACTTTTAGTGGAGGGACAACGGGGGTGACAGGGTCATTTGTTGTAACAGAAGCGGGAACTGACAAAACCGCCGATTCTTTTTATGCTGAGATAAAATTCTCTTTAGAATATCTATTGGAAAATGCACCCTTATCCCGGATTATTGCTTTTGGAGGATTACAATACAAAGGATATGGATACGAACCATGGGGAGCTGCAAATGCTAATGGGGTTACTACAAAAATGTACGAAGATGCTTGGAGAGCAGGATGTCAATTTTATGGAATCCCTTTTATAGAAATGTATAATGAATCCGGAGTCTCAGACATTAATAAAGATATTTATTATGAAGGGGATGGGGATTATGTACACCCAAATTCTGGTTATGGGATGAAAATAATAGCTCAACTTATAGCCGGGAAACTAAAATCTACAATACAATTATAAAAAACTATGAAGATGAGTAAGTCAGCCCGATTAATTTCGACTATTGGATTTTGTGGTTCGTTGCAACTATTAAATGTTTCTGGCAGTAATTAAAAAAAAAGTATTTTCTTAATGAAAATTAGAGTATTGCATATTATGGATAAATTAAGTTGGTCATTAGAGAACATGTTGAACGCTATTGGAGCTGTAATTTTAACACTATTGGCATATTTGGCAGAAATAAAAGGTTCCATTCATGTTATGTGGGCTTTAATGTTTTTTGACTTAATGGTAGGTTTAAAAAAATCATTCTCAATTGATAAGAAACGGTTCAAAATGGATAAATTTAAAAACTGGCTTGTTTTTGTGCTTTTGTCAACGGCTGTTATTGCGTTTGTTTTCGCAGTAGAGGTCGAGATGATAATGGGAAGAGCAAAGGTTTATAATGGATTCACTCTATTGATTAGTGCATTTATATTAACTAACATAATTAGAAACGCTGAAATTTTAACCGGGAGATTCATTTTTACAGTATTACTCGATTTTGTAAACGAGAGAATAAAAAAGTGGGCAGGAGTTGATTTAAAATCTTACGAAAAAAATAAAGACGATGAAAAACATTAACGAGGCATTTTTGGCAACTTTAGAAATGATTGGTTTAAAAGAGTTACCCGGGAACGTTGACAATCCAATAATTTTGGAAATGTATAAAGAGTTGGGGCATGGATGGGTTAAGCATGATGAGGTTGCGTGGTGTGCTGCCTTATTTGGCTCAATGCTTAAGAAATTTAATTATAAAATACCAGTACTCGAGAAACGACTTGCAGCCAGAGGCTACCTAACAGTTAACAGACCGCTCATGGCTCCGGTAGAAATTCCTGAGATTGGAATTGATTACGTTGTTTTTAAAAGGGATAACAATTCGTACAGTGGACACGTTGCCTGGTTTATTTCTTTTGATGGTGAATTTGTTAAAGTTCTAGGTGGGAACCAATCAAATAAAATTAGTATTGCATCATTCCATAAATCGGAAGTATTAAATTACATGAGGCCAGAAAAAAATGATACAGAATAAAACTAGGATAAGGTTAACGTGGGCATTCATGTCGATGTGTTTCATCGGTATGGTAATTGGTTGGAACCTAAAAGAAGCAGGAATAGTAAACGCTAGTATAGCAAGTGCATCGCTTGTAACGATGGCATACATTGGCGGTAAAACGTTAAATAATCAAGAGCAAATTAAAAACAAGCAAAATGAAAAAGAGTAAAATGAAAGCATTAATTTATTTGTTGGCATTTATGAGCTTAAGTAGCTGCTTAACAGTTAAGAGAATTGAAAAAAATTGTGATAAATTCGCCAAAATTTGTATCACGGAAACAAAAAAAGTAATCGAGTACCGTGATACGACAATATACGTCGATAGGATTGTGACCGTACCGTTACCAAAAGACACCGTAATGATAACGGACACAGTAAGAATAATAAACAATCGCTGTTATCTCCCAGTTAAGTACAAAGAGTTTGGCTTGGTGTGGGCGAGAGCTAGTGTTGATAATTCAATATTAAACGTTCATGCCGGGTTAACCGATAGTACGATTTTGGTCCCGGTGCATGACACAGTCTTTTTAGATAATGCAATTACAAGTACAACAACAGATAGTACAATTACGTTACCGCCTGAGAAATTTATTCCCGGGTTTTATAAATTCACGTTTTGGGCGTTCATAATATTGGCCGTTGTTGGAATTGGATATTTAGTCTTAAGATTTACAACGTTGAGATTGCCGTTTGTAAGAAAGGTTTAGTTTTATTGGTTTAGGTTTTAGTTTTTAAGGGTTGAATCTTCGGGTTCAATCCTTTTTTGTTTAGGTGCTAAATAAGCGTTGTATTGAAGCGCAACGAATCGAACAATCCAAACACACACATTCGATAAGATAATAGATGTATGTTGAAATTCGATTAAAATAATATCCAAAAGAAAAATTATAGTTTTTTAATCAAAATTTTCAGTTTATAATTTGTATAAACCAAAAAATAATTATAGTTTTATACCGTAATCAAAAAATAACCATCCGGGGATTACCGGAAAAAACAAAGAGCGATGCAAAATTCAATTTATCAAGGACTAGAATTCACAACAGAAAAAATAAATCTGGAATTCAAAATCAAAGTAAACGGTGTAAATTATTCAGGTCAAAAAATGAATATTCTCGTAGGAGTTTCAGGGCTGATTAATTTAATTGGCATTGAGCTTGCAAATACATTGTTTCATCGTGCTTTTAAATCAAAAGGTGATGTTTGCATTTGTATGTTAAGGAGAGGATTAAGTGTAAAATTTTATAGACATTAAAATTATGAGAGCATCAAATTTGGTATTAGACGCGCTGAAAAGAGCAGAGCGGGAGGCGGCTAGAATAAGCCGATTTCTTGAAGTAAATAATAAAAAGGTAACTGATAGTTACGTGGACCCGGTAACCGGAAAAGAGATTGAGGGCATTATGGGCGTGTACACATTTGAACATAGATTGTACACGTTGCTAGGTAAAATTGAAGCGTACAAGGATTCGCTTGGTAGAAATAAAAGGTGATGGGAAATAAAAAAGAATTTAAAACAATGATTGGTAAGACAGTCAAAGATTGTAATGTAGATAATGAAACAACTATAATTGAATTTATTGATGGTTCAAAAATTACATTTCGTTACGAAAGCTATGATGTTGTCGTAGCATTTGAGAATAAACTAACAGGAATAACAATAATAATATGAGCGAAATGATTAAATCAAAACAAAGCCTGGGCGTTGAGGGAGTAACGTATTTCACTTTGCAGAAAGATGAAAAAGGGTGGAAAGCAGTAGTTACCCGGAACAACCGCGTGCTTAAAGAATCGTACGGAATCAATGGAACTGAAAAGGAGGCTGAAACAATCCGGGGAACGTTAATAAATAGGTTTTGGTCGTTCAAGCTGAACTAATTTGTAATAAATTAAATCGAATGGCACGTATTCATTTTATGAAATCAGGAAGTAATGAAAAAACGTTATGTGGAATTAAGTATTTGAATGTGCTTGAATTTACAGATAAGAAAAAAGGAGTTACGTGTAAGAAGTGTTTGAAATCATTAAATAAAATCATAAAAGATGAAAATAAAAATCATAAGTAGCGATATTTCAGCAGCAGACTTAGAAAATAAAGTTGCTGAGTGGACAAATGAATTGAAGCCGAAAATAATCTCAGTAAATGTAAACTCAAATGTATTGCATGATTACTACATAGAAACTGCACCGCCAATGATTTGTAATTCTTGGATTGAGTATATTTGTTCTATTGTCTATGAAACCAATTAATAATGAAAGTTTCAATTTCTATAAATTCAAGAAATAGAAATAAATTTGATAGGTTTATTTCTGATGTGATACCGGTAAGTTATCAGGTTGATATTATGAGCAATCATTCCGGGATGAAATCTAAATATGAAATCCCGTACGAAAATGAAAATCAAAAAAGAACAATTTTAAATCTTCAAAAAATATTAAAATGAAAAGTAAAACAAGAGTTAAAAGCGAGTTGCATTCGAGAGACCGTTACGAGGTTGCTGAAAATATGCCGTCATATCCACCCACAAAAAAGGATAGATTGTTTTTTGTGGCTGCTGTATCGGTAATATTGGCAATTGTAATTATTGTAATTATTGTAATTACGGTAAGATATGCCGTTTCAATTGGTGCATTATAATGAGAAAAGAGCGCAAAATAAAAGTAGAGAGGAGCCTAAAGAAAGAGGCATTTAAACAGGATGAAAAAAATGTTGCAGATACGAGCAGTAAAAACGTAGTTTTAATTTCCCATCCTACCTTATCAAAAACTTTGATTGAAAAAATAGTTGAGTAATCGAAAGCAAATGTTATATTTGTCGTACTGCACAAAACAACCATCGCTCTCAGGTTTAAATGCACGAAAGCTATTCCTTAATTGGGGTAGCTTTTTTTTATTAATAATTTGTAAAACCAAAAAATAGTTATACTTTTACATCATAACCAGTGAGGGTTTACTTACACAAAAGAGAGAGCAAAATGAAAATCAAAAAAGACAAAAATTACGAAATCCTTGAAACCGAGGTATTGACGTTTAAATCGTTGATTGAGAAAAACATTATCGAACATCTTTTAAATGTTGGCGTGTTGGATGAGGACGAGGCTTGTTTCGGGATTACAGTAAAACAGGCAGCGTTTGATTATGACGCAAATATCGATGAGTTGTTTTTTAAATCGTTAGGTCATTCAAATTACACCACAAAAGCAATTGAAGCATTTAAAAACTTAGTCGTTCTTGGTGAAAATGATTGTCCGGAATGTGGTGGAGTTGTAGAGGATTTGTATTCGTGCGGTAAAGTTTACCGACATGATTACGATTCGGAGCCATACGTTGACGGTCAGGTTGAGTATAAAAGGTGTACCAATTGCAAATTAGAGTTTTAACATAAACATATTAATCATGGGAAAAATTAGAGTAAACGAAGCATTTGCACAGGCAGAGGCAAAAGGGAAAAAAATCAAAAAAATTCAACTGGCAGAGAAGTTGTGGCCCGGCAGTTCCAGAGATACGCAGCAAATGAATATCTCAAATCTGTTAAACGGGAAAACAAAGAGAGTGGATATTCAATGGATTCCCATTATTTGTGAGGAGTTAGGTTGTACACCAAATTTTCTATTTAAAAATTAGTATTATGGCAAACGAGAGCAAAAAATTAAATCTGTATGAAAAAATACAGGCGGTTTCAAGTGAAGTAATGAATGTCGAAAAGGATATGACGGTTGAGGCCGGGCGTTATTCTTACAAAGCGGTTTCTGATAATGCCGTAACGATGCGAGTGAAAGCAGCAGAAATTCAATTCCGTTTAATTTCGATACCGATAAAACAGGAGCTGATTGATTCGCAAATTCTGAAAAAGGTCAAGGATGGTTATGAGACAAATACGTTTATTGACAATATCAAAATGACCGTTCGTATTATTGACCTAGACGATACAAAACAGTTTCTTGACATTGAAAGTTTTGGCAAAGGAGTTGACACGAGCGATAAAGGTTTTGGCAAAGCATCAACTTATGCAAGAAAGTATGCTTTGTTGAATGCTTACAAAATTGCAACCGGAGAGGACCCGGATAAAGATAAAAGCCCGGAGTTGATAACGCTGAAAACAGATGAAAAGAAAAACGAAATTAAGGCCGTTTGTGAGAAAAACGAGGCAGTAAAAACAAATGTACTTTCTCACTTCGCAGTTAGCTCGATCGATGATTTATTAGACGCAGATGTAAAAACAGTTTATACGCAATTCAAGGTTAAAAATTTAGTGAAATGAAAAGTATGAGACTAGGGAGTGGAGATGTTGCAGCTCTAATGACAGGGCTGCAAACAAAATCACAAGCAAATTTAATGAGAAAATTTGTGAGTGATGAAATCCAGTTTTATAATGCAAAAGGAAGTCCCATCGATGCGTTTAGAGCCGGAGCAATACTAGAGGAGCGTTACGGGTTAATCCTGCCAGATGATTATTACCCGCAAGTGCGTAAAAAATCGGCTGAGATGGATGTCTTTAGCTGTTCGCTCGATTTCGCAAAAATTGAGAATTCAAAAATTGTGGATTTCGAGGAGTTGAAAACGTGTAACTTCATGGACTTGCTGGATATTGAGCCGTACCGTGAAAACAATTCTGAGGGAGTTGAGTATGTAAAAAAACGTTACAAGAAATATTACAATCAGATTCAAGAGCAGTTGTATTGTACTGAATTGGAAAGTGCAACCATGGTTTTTTTAGCTGTTTATTCTTATGAAGATGAGGAAAATTATACGCGAAAAATCAAGGTAAATGAATACATTAAGTTTCGTATTGCCAGAGATGAGAACGTAATCAATGCGATAAAAGAGCGGGGTAAATTATATCAGCGAATAAAGGATTATTTCACAATCCCGGAGGAAAAGAAATCAAAGCAATTAAAACCAGAGGCAAACAAGCCGCCACAGGTCAAACCAGAGGAGCAGTTGCAAGAACAGGCAGAAACCAACACAATTACACCAGAGAAAGCAGATGAGGTCGTAAAAGAGCTTAAAATCGAGCCAAAGAAAATAATCATTAAAGAAATAGATTTTTAAAATGACAGAACATGAAAAAATAGCGATTGATATAGCCAATACGTGGCTCCCGGAGTATAAAGAATCCGGTAAATTCAGAAAACTAACTGAGGAAGTTGGCGAGTTTATTGAAAAAGTTATGGATAAAAACGAGTACGGAATGATTGAGGAGGCCGGGGATATTGTGTATATCGTATTTCATATTTTGTCAAAACATGTAGATTTGAAATCTATTTCGTTGCAGGATTTAATTGTCAGAGCAGCGTTAAAACTGGACTCGAGAGGCAAAGAGGGTAGTATTTTTGACAGAAGTAAAAGAAGTTAAAATTTAAAAAATGAGTGAATTAACAATTAGAGGAGTAGTCATTGAAGTAATGCAGCCAGAGAGCGGAGTCAGCGCAGCCGGGAAAGAGTGGAAAAAACAAGAGTTTTTAATTGAGACAGAGGGACAATACCCGAAAAACATCGCTTTTACGTTATTCGGTGACAGAACAGATTTGTTAATGAAAGTTTGGGCGGGGTTGACGGTTGATGTTTCGTTCAACTTGGAGTCAAAAAAATACAATGGGCGTTGGTTTCATTCGGCAAATGCATGGAAAATAATCGTACAGCAGAACGAACGCAATACACCACCACCACCACCACCGGAACCGCCACAGGCGGGAGCAGATGATGGGCTTCCATTTTAGCGTTAATTTGAATTAACGTAAAAAATCATATATTTGTAGTGCAGTCAGTAACTTAGCGGTTCTGTTCAATGAGGTACACTTTCCTGCTGTATTACTTCTAATAAAGTGTATAAAAAAGTGAATACAATGCAAAAAAAGAAATGTACGAAATGTGGTATTAACAAATACTTCAATGAGTTCCACAAGCTTGCAAGTGGCAGGGATGGATTAAACCCTGTATGTAAAAAGTGTCATTGTGAGATTAACTTAATTTATGCAAGGACTAAGGATGGATTAATAACCAGTATCTATTCACATCAACAAAAAAGTTATCAATTGAAATCAATTTTAAAAACATAGCACAAATTAGAGGGGAATCTAAAAGACTTTTTTAGATGTCGCACCCCTCTTTTTTGTGCTTTATAATTTAGTCATGGATAAAACATTTTATTTAGACGACAATCGCATCAGCCTTAAAGCGAAGGGCATTCTAACCATTGGGCTTAATGGAGTAAATAATTTCAAAGAATTCTGTAAATTATCTAAAGACGGCAGGGATGGAATAAGGTCAGGAATCAAAGAGTTAATTGATTTCCACTATTGCATGTATCATGCGTGTAGAAATGAGGACGGCAGAGTTGAAAGTGGTAAGTATTATTTTGTAAGATATTCAAACCTATGATTATGGAAAGTATTAAGAGGCATAAATACGAAAAGGATTTTACGATTGTAAACAATGCATATTTGAGGGATGTTAATTTGTCTTGGAAGGCAAAAGGCTTAATTACCTATGTAACGATGCTGCCTGATGATTGGAGCCTGAATATTTCAGATTTAAAGAATCGTTCAAAAGATGGCCGTGACAGTGTTTACGCTGGTATTAAAGAATTAAGAGAAAATGGATATTGCAAGGTAACTCAATTGATGGATGGAAATAAGTACGCAGGAGTTGAATATGTAATATCTGATTACAAGGCTTTTGATACGTTTACGGAACACACGTATACGGAACACACGTATACGGAACACACGTATACGGAAAACCCACCACTACTAAGTACTAAAGAAAAAAGTACTAATGGTAAAAAGGAAACAAAGAAAGAGCCTGAAAAAAAATCAGGCTCCCTATTTCCTGAGATTAATCCGAATAAAACATCGTTGTTTAGAAATAGCATATTTGGGAACTTAAATGGTAAGTCGGTATTTTTAAGTAAATTTAATGTGCCGGATTTTGCCGGGGTTGATGTTTCATATTATTACGAGGCCGTTAAGGATTGGAGCGATTCAGCAAATAAAAAACGTACGGCAAAGGGATGGATTGCAACCGCTCGAAATTTCATGAGAGGAGACAAAGAAAAGAAAAGATTAAAAATGCTTGTTTCAGGAAATGAGGAAAAGCATAAAGGAGCTATCGATTATTTAAAAATGTAAATATGTTACCAGAAGTAAGACGAATATTATTGCCGGAACTTCAAAAAGAAACCAGAGCCGTTGAAGTAAGAAAAAAGGCTATTGAATTCCCAGAGGTAAAAGAGGCCCTAAATAAGGTTGAGTATTCAATAATGATTGCATCAACAAAACAATCCATAGCGGAAATTGAAACGCGCATTTTGGTTGATACATTGGCTCAGGTAATGGTTTACATTAAAAAAGATATTGGTTTGCGTACTGAATTGGATGAGTATGATATGACGAGGTTCGCAGATGTTTTGAGAAAATACTATTATGAAATGTCGTTGTCTGAAATCAAGCTCGCGTTTGAGTTGTCCATCGTTGGAGAGCTGAATGATTTTTTACCAAAAAAAGGTAATGGAGATGTTGAAAATAATCATTATCAGCAGTTCAATGTTGAGTATTATTCTAAGATTCTAAAAGCGTATAAGAAAAAGAAAAATACAACGATTACGAAAGCGTATGACGCACTCCCGAAACATAGTAACCAAATATCCATTGATGAAAAGAAAAGGTTGTATAATGGAAATTTGCACAATTTAACTCTGGCATTTTATCGGTACAAATATACCGGCATAATGTACCCAACAGGATTGAAAGATTTATTGTACTCGAGAGCGTTAGAGAAAACTGGTTTAATGAGTACGATAAATATTAACGATTCAGATATAGACAGAGCGATGAGTTTGATAACTCAGAAAGCAGAAAAGCGTTTGTTGAGCCAATTTCAAGCAAACTCATATTTGAAGCATGGAGCCAAAAGTTATGAAGTGAATCAGGATGCTTATTTTGTAGCTCGTAGGCGTGAGATAAAAGAGTGTTTTGATTGGATGGTAAAAAATGAAGTTCAAATTATTAATTATTTAAAATTTGTGTAGTACGAGCGATTTAAAAATAGATTTGATATGCGGTATCGACCCAGGTTCAGCCGGAGGGCTCGCGATTTGGAGACCGAATTGTAAGACAGAGGTCAAAAAAATGCCAAAGGAGCTAATGGATTTGAGAGATTATTTTGAATACTTAAAAACCATTTGCGAAAGCCCGGTTATATTTCTGGAAAAAGTTCAGTTGCATCATGGAGACATGGGAGCGGACGTTCCCGGAAAGGCTTTTAATATTCAAAAGATGTTGCAGGGATTTGAAAAGCTAAAAGTAATAATTGAAGTTTGTGAAATTCCGTTTATTCTCGTTCATCCTATGAGATGGATGAGTTCCCTAAATTTGAGAAAAAAAGGCGAGGACAAAAAAGACCGTAAAAATAGGTTTAAGGCAGCAGCCGGGGCATATTACCCGGAGATTAAAACAACCTTGTGGAATTCAGATGCTTTGTTAATTATGCATTTTGGGCGCAAAAAAAAGGTGAATGAGCCAGATTGGATTTTGCAAAATTTGCCGTTGAGATTGCATGAAAAATTAGAGTTTTAGCTAATGACTGTGTATGTTTCGTTGGACGTTTAGGAGAATGAAATATGACACGTAGTTATCGAAATTAGAATTTTAGTATTAAACTTTAAATTGAGTAGCGATGGAAAAAGTAAATGTATCAACAAAGAACGGAAGTAAAGAATTTGACATCGAAGGAGACCAAGATGTATGTTATAACTGTGAGAAATTGACCGAGGATTCAATCCCGACCGAAGATTCAGCGGTGCATTTCTGTATTGAATGCTATGATGAGTATTATTGTCTTCAATGTGGTGTTGGGTTAGAAGGACATATAATGTATCATCCTGAATGCAAACCAGATAATGTTGTTTTACTTAACCTGTAACGGTTTGGGTATATTTTGAATTTTTAACGAACAAGTAAAACGAATATGGAAACTAAAGAAGAAATTTTAACATCACATGGATGCCCTGAGATACCATTCGATGAAAATGTAACTATGTTTTATCCTGCAATACTTGAAGCAATGGAAGAATATAGCAAAGGCTATAAAGAGTTTATACAAAAAGTAAAAATTATGAGAATGTCTCAGCGGCAATTCTTCAGAACGCGAAACTTCAAATATTTAGAGCGAAGTAAAGAACAGGAAAAAGAGATTGATGAGCTTATTCAAAAATTAACAGATACGCAACAATCCTTGTTTTAAATTTGGTAATCCCAAATATTAATTATAGTTTTACAGGCATAAACAACGACCATGCGAATTCATGGAATAAAAAAAAGAGAGCAATGCATTTAAAAACAATCGAATTAGTAAATTTCAAAGTCCTTGAAGATTTCAAGGCTGAGTTTTCCGGGAACGTGTATATGATTTCAGGCGAAAACGAAAAAGGAAAATCAACTTTGTTGCAAGCGGTTGGAATACTTTTAACTGGTGAAAAGCAAGATGTTTTAACAACCGGAAAAGACAAAGGTTTCGCAAAGGCAGTTGTCGGTAACGATGAGCATGAGTACATGGTTGAATTGAAGTACACCGCCAAAAATCCAAAAGGTATTTTAACAATTACGGACACGAAAACCGGAATGAAGTCAGACCGTTTGTCAACGCTGAATGATATTTTTAAGTATCAGGATTTTGACGCGGTTGAATTCTCATCATGGAGCAAAACCGCTGAGGGGCGCAGGAAACAAGTTGAAGTCGTAAAGTCTTTATTACCAACAACCACGCAAGAGCGCATTATCGCTATTGATAACGATGTTAAGGAAATCAAAGAAACCCGGACAATTGACAACCGCGAGCTTAAAATATACGATGGTCAAATAGACGGTAAAAAGGCTGAGCTGACAGATGAGGATGTAAAAGTATTTGCAAATCCAATTGACGTTAAGCAGTTGAATGAGCGTAAAAATCAGTTGGTTGCTTTAGAGGTACAATTCAAAGGCGTTAAAACTCGTTACGATGAGAGACAGGCAGATTATGATGCCATGCCAGAAAAAGAAAAGTTTCTGAATGATGGTTTTGAAAAAAACGAAACTGAACTGGAAGCCGAGGAGCGCGAAGTAAGAGTAGAGTTTGAGCGTAGAATTAAGGCAATTCAAAACAGGCGAAAAGAAAACGCTGAAATTGCTGAGGCAAAACTAGCCGAGTTAAAGGCTAAAAAGGACGAAATCGTTATCAAGCAAAAGAGCGCGAAGGAGTATATTAACGAGGCAGAAAACGAGTTGAAAGAAGTTGAATCGATTGATGAGAAAATTGAAAAGGCAGACAGCCACAATAGGAAGCATCAAAAAATCGTTGAGTTAAAAGAGGTTTCAAAAAAGAGGGTTGAAATTTCAGCCAAGGTTGAATTACACGAAACTCAATTATCAAAACTGGCAACCGAGCGCGAAAAATTAATCAGTTCCAGTAAATTACCTATCAATGGTCTTAATTTCTCAGAAGATGGTTTATTGTTGAATGGAATTCCATTTATGCCGGGCAGCGTTTCAAGCTCTCAGGAAATGGAGATTTCAGCTAGATTGGTTATTGCCAAAAATCCAAATGTTAAAATATTCCGTATATCAGGCGGTGAAAGTTTAGGCGGAGAAAAATTAAAAGCTCTCGTTAAGTTTGCAAAAGACAACGGATTCCAAGGGTTTATCGAAAATGTAATCCGGGGGCAAGAAGACCTTAGGGTCGAGGAATATTACGAAAAATAATTATATATTTACAGTCGTAGTTCAGTCTAATTAACTGATGCAAAAGGTTCTCAATTCCTGCTACGATTCTTTTAATAATTGAGAATAAAATTGAAACTATGGAATCAAAAGAAATTTGGAAAGATGTTCCCGGTTATGAGGGAATATATCAAGTAAGTAGTATGGGTATGGTAAAAAGCCTTAATTACAAAAGAACAGGGTCATGCAGACTATTGAAACAAACAATGCTAGGCGAGTACTTGAGGGTCAATTTATATAAAAATGGTTCCCTAAAGACAATTCATGTTCATCAATTAGTTGCAATCGTATTCAAAGGACACAAACCAAGTGGTCATAAGCTAGTGGTCAACCATAAAAATTTCATTAAAAAAGACAATCGGTATAAAAATTTAGAGATTGTATCTAACCGAATTAATTCAAACAGGAAGCACTTAATTAGTAGCAGTAAATATACTGGCGTAAATTGGAATAAGAGTAAAAATAAATGGGAGGCTGGAATTGTAGTTAATGGAAAGAAAAAATACCTAGGAACTTTTCACGATGAGATGGAAGCATCATTAGCATACGAAAAAGAAATTACAAAATTATGAAGCCGCACAAAATAACCTTGCTAGGAAAAATCGACAGCACCGGGCAAGTGAGAACCGATAACGCGCAAATGCTAAATTTCTCCAAAATGTGGGAAAATAAACGCATTACCGTTACAATTGAAATCGAGCAGCCGGGAAGTAGTGGAGCATTGAAAGGTTTGTATTATGGGAAATTGGTTCCAGAGTTTCGTCAGGCATTGTGGGATAATGGCGAACGAATGACAGAGGCAAAGACAGAAGCGTATTTGCGCTCATTGTGTCCTGTATTATGGAATGAATCTGTTAGGCCTGGAACTGGCGAATATGAGGCTAGTTTGCGCGAAATAAACGATTTAGATAATTCTGAATTTGTCGCATACTTCGAACACCTAGAGGAAATTTACGCTGAGTTGTTCGGTGCATCGTTTGTCGATTTAAAACAGCGTATTCGAGAGTTAGAAAATGAATTAAAAGAGCAGTAAAATGAAAAAGAAAAAATTTAATAGAGCAGTAGTAATCAAAAACGAATTAAGTGTGTTGGAAATGTATAGGGATAAGATTACTTCATGTGAGTTTGTGGTTAATGTGTCCGTTGGGAAATATGATGAAAATGAGACCATAGAGTACCTGTTGGATGAAATTACGCTTAGGGATGAAATAGACCAATGTGCGGTTATGTCAAGAGATGTAATACTAGGCAGGGTTAATCGCAGGATTGATAAGTTAAACACAGAATTTAAAAATCTGTAAAATGAAAGTAAGAGCGTATTACAAAAGCATTAATCCATTCAGACCGAATATTGAAGATTTAAGATATTCAAAAACGGTTGACGTTCCAGAGGGTACAGATATGGAAGTTCTTGAAAAATTCGCAATAGAAGATACACGAAGCGGATATGTATTCGATAAAATAGAGGAAGTTTAATTTAAAAATCAAAAAATGAGTATGGAGAAAGTAAAAAAAGAATCGTTCAATTTAACGAAAGTAAAAGTGATTAAAAAAGGTGGTTTAGATTGTCACTTTGAAGTTGAGGAGAAATTAGGTGAAGAAATTTTTCATGAGGCGTTTCACCTGAACAGCACAAAAGACATGCACCCGGATTTGTTTGCAGCGTTTAATCAGCTTAAGGCAATTGTCGCTCAGGTTTACCACTTCAATTTTTTCCGGGCAGTATCTTTGCAACCAGAGTCGAACGCATCTCAGGAACTTGTTAGAGCGGCAGAGAGAGCGTATCAGGAAATTATCAAAAAGATTGATGTAAACGAAATTGCTATTTCCGGATCCAATGAACATCGGGGAGTTGTTATTCACGCAGTATTTAAAGGAGATGGAAAATCAACCATGCCGTTAAAAACTCACAAGCTAAATTTCGTCGAAACTAATTACGGTTTTGAGGAGGACTTGGAAATCATTATTGACGAGATTGTTGAAGAGACGTATTTGTTTTTATTTGAAAACAAGAGGCAGCAATTATCGTTGTTTGGTGAGGATGGAGAGCAGAGATTTGACGGTAAACTAGCAGCAGCAGGAAAAGAAAACGACGAAATTTAATTGTAGTATGGGAACATTTAAAACAACAACCGGGGAAAAAATAACAAAGGCAGCAATTGACAGGAAAGTACGTGCAGCGAAGCAGGAAAAAATCAATCAAATGATTGAGACGTACGGGTATGTATTTTGCGAAGATTGTAACCGGAATGATTGCACCCCCGTTGATTGTTCCCACGACAAAAGTGTTGATTGGTGTCAGAAAAACGGTTGCGTTGAGTTGGCGTGGGACGTTGACAATATTACGATGTTGGGAAGAAAACATCACCAAAAAAAAGACGGTTTGGACTTACGATTTGATAAACTATAAACCAATAAAATAAAAAAGATTAATTATGTGGGAAAAAATGTACAATATGAAATTAGGGGAATTACTTGAAAAATATCCAAGTAGTAGCCAATCTGAGAGATTGCTTCGAGTGCCGGGGGGCTGGGTATATACTTATGGAGATATGGAAGGAGTTTCAAGTGTATTAATACCGTTTAATAATGAATTTCAGGGTGTACAACGACTTGATTTATGTAAAAACAATAAAAAATAACAAAAAAGATGAAAGAAAATTGCTTAGTATTCGACACAGAAACAACCGGGTTGCCTCCAAAAGGAGCAAAATATGACCTGAATTATATGGACTTTCCGTACGTTGTTCAATTTGCTTGGTTCCTGAATGGAGTGTATAAAAATTATCTCATCAAGCCCAACGGTTGGGTAATCCCAGAAGAGGCAACCGCTATTCACGGAGTTACAACAGAAATGGCTTTAGAAAAAGGAGTGCCGTTTCATATCGTAGTGGATGAGTTCATACATGACTGCTCCATATCTGAAAAGATAATCGCGCATAATATCTATTTTGACAGTTCAGTCATTAAAGCAAACGTTATGCGGATGCGAATGATTAATTACTATCAGGACGTTGTTGAGCCAGCAATGGATAAAACAAAACGTGTCGATACAATGTACAAAACGATTAAATTCGTAGATGCGAAGCACAAGGACGGCAGAGGCGGTAAATGGCCGAAACTAGAGGAGCTGTATATGAAACTATTCGATGAGACGTTCCCGGCACATGATGCGAATGAGGACGTTAAGGCGTTGGTTAGATGCGTAGAGAAATTACATGAATTACAAATAATTGAATTATGATAGCAAAAACATTCCCGGAAAAGAACATCGTATTTGGTTTAAATCAACAAGAATTCACGCCACTACCGGCACACGTAACGCAATGGGGTGACGCAACATTTTGTTTCGAGCTTAATGAGCATGAAGTAAAAGAGATTTTGAAGGAAAAGATGCTGTATATTACTCGTTTAACATTTGGACACAGGATGCAGCCAATTGTTAAGAATGTGATAAAGCCAAGGTTTAGTCAATCCGGGCATCATGATTACCACACGAGCGAAGTATTAACGACGTTGGCTCCACGAATGGCAACAGACAGAGAGAAAAAAGTCAAGGTTGTTTTGAAACTAGATGAAAAAGAATTGAAGCAGATCGAACAAACAAAATGCGTTTGGATTACGACCTTTATGTTTGGACAGCCATTTCAGCCAGTAGTTTTATCAACCAAAAACCCTTATAAATAATGCAATACAAAAGAGAGCAATTTAGCCCGGAGATTCACGAAATGTTTAAAGCCTTATCGGTTAAACAACCACACGCTGACAATATCGCAAACGGACGTAAGCGCATCGAGTTAAGGAACCAGAACACAAAACACAGAGGAGATGTTTTAATTTGCAGTTCAGCAAGCCCGGTAATTGATGGATTGATGAGCGGTTGTTCTCTTTGTTTTGTTGAATTGTACGAGGTGAAAAAGGTTAGCGAATTAACCGAGGACGAAAAGAAATCAACGTTTGTGAGTACTGAGTTAATGAATGAGTATGAATTCGCCTGGTTACTCAGGGATCCGCGCAGAGTTATTGAATTCCCGGTTAAAGGACAGTTAGGAATTTACAATCTGGTTTATACAAAAAATTGCATAATGCAGTACCCGGACGTTAGCTCATGGTTTGATGAGAAGCCGGAGGAGCTTATTTTTATTTCACGCAAAAACATAAGGAACGTGTTAATCGTTTTGTGGCTAATTGCCCTCATCGTTCTGTTTTTTATAGTCAGGAAATACGAGTTAACTCATCTTCTTTATTAGGTGCAGCTTTGAAAATAAGCAAATAAATGTTAGTTTTAACTATTATTAATTGAGAGCAAATATGGATTTCAAAATCACAACTGGAAATTTCGCAAACGTAAATAAGTATCGGAGAGCCGGGTATCATAAAGTAAGTATCGCGTTATCTTCAAGGTATTACACAGGAGACAGATTTAAGCCATTAATGCCTGACTGGAAATACATGCAAGCAGAGCAAGAGGAGTACACCCGGCAGTTTAACAATGGATTGAAAAAATTGGACGCGCGCAAAATAGGCAATGAATTACATTTGTTAAGTCAGGGGAAAAATGTAGTTTTGTTGTGTCATGAAAAAGAGGGTGATTTTTGCCACAGGCAACTTGTAGCAAAATGGTTGGAAAAAGAGTTGAAAATTAAAGTTGAGGAGCTTGGTCGAATGGGTGGTAAAACATCGAAACCGATTCAATTCTCATTGTTTTAATAATATCCGGGCATCACCGTTGCAGAGCCGGGAGAGATGCAGGGCTTAAACTCATTCCCGCAATTCTGGACGTGTCCGGGTTGTCTAGGAGCGCAATCGCAGCAAAACAGCTTGCTCATAATGCTATCAATGGAGTTGATGATTTGGAGATGGTTAAAGAAATCGCTGCAATGATTACAGAGGCCGATGATTTAATTGAATCGTTTATCGGTAAAAATGCACTAGAGAGCGACATTACCAAAATAGACAAGGCGTTAAATCCAAAAATAAATTTCGACTGGAAAGAAATAAAATTATTGTTCCTGCCTCATCAATTGGAGGACTTGCAGGAGTTTATTGAAACAGCAGATTTGAAAGTCGATTTTATCGGTGTAGGTAGTACCGCTCAATTCAATGAGTTTATAGATTCACTCATAAAATACCAGGAGCTCGCAAATATTAAAAACATTGGAGCAGCAATTCACAAATTAATCGAGGTCGCAAATGGTGAAAACGATTCCCGGGAAGAGGGTACAAACTGGGTCCCATCTTCGACAATCGTAGGTAACGGAGCAATCCCGAAACTGAAATCAGAGGAGATTTTGGGCGCAATCGATGAAGTAAAAAAGGCTTATGGCATCGAGGGAAAATTAGAGTGTATTGAAAAAATGGCTGAAATTTCAAAAACATACATAAGAGAGCAAAATGGCAAAAAAGAAAAGTAAAAAAAAGAGCTGTGAAACATGCACGGCAATTGACGTTAAAGGTTGCATGTACGCGTATCATTCCAAGGAGAAATTAAATACCTGTGAAAAATGGAGGTAGCAGAAAATTAAAAAAGTTTTGTAAATGGCATTCAAATTAATTATTAACGCTGTACACTCAGCACAAAAAATCAAATCGATGAAGAAAATTTTGTTTTTAGTATCATTGTTGGTTATCACTCTCGGGGCATTTTGTCTCAATGCAGACCGACCGCCTGAGAACACGGTAGCGGTAGAAGTGGCTCAGGCTATTATTCTGCCAATGGATTATCAAATGCCGATTGTTTATATCTCGAGCTTTGTTATTCAGGAACGACCGCAGGGAACAATTGAAGTGACCGCAGAGAAAAGAAAACAAGCGGCAGGAGACTTCAAGTATTCCGCAGAGTACCAAAAAAAGGCAGGAACTTACTGTTATGAACAGAACGGCAAAAATTCCAACTATTCAAAAGGAATTCAGGTTGTGAGAATAAGAGGTTCAGACAGTTGTGGTTTGATGTAAAACTGAGATAATATTCAATCATTTCATGTGGTAAAAAGCAGTCATTAACGTGGCTGCTTTTGTAGGTTAAAAAGAACAAAATTAGAGCAAATGAAAAAAGCAATAATACACCAATTCGACCCGGTAATTTATCCATTCAAATTGTGGGTATCAATATCGAGCGATGGAGCTGCATTTTCAGATAGATTTAAGGATGGTGATATTGGTAAGGAGCTGAATGTATCAGTAATAAATGAGCATGAGGCGGTTACGTATTACGTGCAACAAAAAGAGAAGCCAACATACTTTGGAGTTCTTATTGTATTCAGTGAAAAAAAATATTGTACCTGTAAATTAATAGCTCACGAATCAACCCATGCAGCGAGATTCATGTGGGAACACGTTCGAGAAAATGGAACTGGATGGGAGGCTGATGCTTATTTAGTCGGTTGGATTGCTGAATGTTGCGAAAAGGTGAAACTTAATAAATTTTAAAAAATGGCATATTTCAGCAATAGTACAGATGGTGAAAAATTTGAACACCAATGCAGTGTTTGTAAATTGAATGATACTAGTTGTCCAATAGCGGCGGTGCAATTTAATTACAATTACGATGCAGTTAATAACGAAGTGGCTACAAAAATACTCGGTAGTTTGGTGATGGATAACGGGAGTTGTTTAATGTATATTGAAATTGAAAAATTATGACACCAAAAGAAAAAGCAAAAGAGTTATTACAAAAATACACCACAGAGCTTAAAAGACTTTATATTATAATTGGCAATACGAAAAATACTGATTGTCGCATGGTGTTTTTATCAAAAGCTGCGACTATTGAAGATTTTATTGAAGACTTAAAAAATTTTGAATCATGCCAACAGATAAACGCTAAAAAGCAAATGAAAATAATGAGTACTATTTTACCGTTTAGGAACGTATTGAGAGCCGTATTCAAACTTTAGCTTTCATATTACAACTATATCACTAAATTTGCATAGATTCAAGTACGATGATATTTGAAGTAAATAACTTAAAAATTTTATCTGATGGGTAGGAAAAGTTTATATGATGCCAATACGTTCCCACTACTGGCAGAGAAGTACGCGAGAGATGGTTTAAATGACAGGGAAATATCAAAGAAACTAGGCATTTCAAAAGCAACTTTGTACGTGTGGCAGAATGAATTTCCAGATTTTTCAGACGCAATAAAAAGAGGGAAAGCCCCAGTTGATATAAAAATTGAAAATGCCTTACATAAAAGAGCCGAGGGTTTTTATTACGATGAGAAACATACAGAGGTTAAAATCGTTAATGGACAGCCACGGCCCGCGGTTGTAAAAACAGTTCGAAAATATGTTCCGGGAGACGTAGGAGCGCAAGCCTTCTGGTTGAAAAATCGAAACCCGAAACAATGGAGAGACCGTCACGATTACGTAAAGCATAATCCAATTGAGGATGAGCGTTTGCCCGTAGAGTTCGACACGCTGCCAGAGGACATATTAAACCAAATCGCAGACCACTACCAAAGCATACAGAGTCAGAAAGATGAATAATGGCATACACGCAAGCGCAAATACAAAAAGCAATAAAAAGTAATCCCGATGCTATTGTTCGCTCAGTTGCAAGGCGAAAACTGTTGAATTATTCAAAATATACTCAGCCGGATTTACAGGTTACGAATTTCCATCGCACGTATTACGAAATCCTAGACATGTTCGCGCATGGCAAAATTAAAAAGCTGATGGTAACGGCACCGCCCCAACATGGAAAGTCTGAGGGGTCAAGTCGCAAACTGCCAACATTCATGCACGGATTAAACCCGGACTTAAGAATTGGTATCGGAAGTTATGCAAGTGGAACCGCCAAAGATTTTAGCCGTGATTGTCAGCGAATTATCGAGAGTTCGGAGTATATCGAGCTATTCCCTAAAACTCGTTTAAACAGTAAATACCTGAATGCAGAAAAGTCAGGGTACAAAAGGACGGGCGAAGTATTCGAAATTGTAGGATATAAAGGTTCGCTCAGGGCGTTTGGTCGCGGCTCCGGTATCACATCGAAAACCATTGATGTAATGATTTTGGATGATGTTTACAAAGATTACGCTGAGGGTAACAGCCCGGTAATCCGTGAGCAAGCGTGGAAATGGTACGTTGATGCGATTGATACGAGGTTACATAACGATTCTCAAATATTGATTGTGTTTACTCGATGGAATGAAGATGATTTAATTGGGCGCATCGATAAGAAAGAAACCATCATTGAAGTAAATAAATTCAGTGACCTTGAAAACATACCAGAGGGGGCCTGGGTTAAAGTAAATTTCGAGGCAATCAAAACAAGTGAGTCTACTGAAATCGACCCGCGGGAAAAAGAGACAGCTTTGTGGTCTGCAAAACATTCCATTAAGAGGCTGAGAGCAAAAAGAAACCTAGATAAACATGAGTTTGACTGTTTGTATCAGGGTTCGCCAGGCAGCAAGGCAGGGGCTTTGTATTCCGAGTTTAAAACATATCAAAGCATTTCGGACTATGGCGTATTAGTCGGTAAAGGAAACTACACGGACATTGCAGACAAAGGAACCGACAAACTTTGTAGTATTTCGTACGATTTGGTAAGGAGTCTAACGGAAAAGGATGAGAAAAATAAACCGGTTTTGTATGCACTGGTAAAAGATTTGGTTTATACGGATGAGCCAGTCGAGCAAACATTGGTTTCAGTTCCGATGATGTTCAAGCGAGAGGGTACACGATACGCTAATATCGAATCAAATGCAGGAGGTAGAACGTTTGCCGTTACCATTACGCCAAAGGTTCGAGCTACATCTATAAACGCATTCCATCAGGGAGACAACAAAGAGAGCCGTATCAATACAAACGCATCGCTTGTTAACAATCATATCATAATGCCGATTGATTGGGAAAACCGTTGGAAAGAGTTCTACGAGGACGTTACGAGGTACAAGCGATTGTTTACCGCAAATCTAAACGATGATGCACCGGATGTAATGACCGGGATTGTTGAAACTGAAATTCTCGGTAAGCATAAAGCTAAAGGAATCAAGCGCCGGAATTAAAAATCAACATCTAGTAATCAATTAGTTAGTCAACTTCGCCCACGGGTGGGAGACCGGAAGGTAAAAAGGCAAAACACCAAAAAAATAATTGTACTTTTGTTTGCGTATTAATTTCAATATAGTTAGTTTTACATCATACAAAAACGACAAGGCGTTTACCTTGGAACTAAAAAGCAGCAAAATGAAAACTTTAATTAAAAAAATCGACAGCTTAACAGACCAAATCGAAATGGGATTTTATACTAAAAGTGAAGCAATGTTTAAACTTAGACAACTAAGAAGCGAAGTTGCTGAAAAATTCGAAGAAGGTAGCGACAAATTTATGCAGTGTATTTACCCATTGATTGACGCTAACGAAATTGCAAAAGCATTATAAAAAAAGAGAGCAAAAATGAAAACGTACAAAAGTAACATGGAACGCATTGTTTTGAGAAAAGAAAAATCAGATTTCCCAAAAGTAAAAATAACATGCAGTAAGGATTCAAGCGATGTAATCCGACAGTTTTACCACGAGGACATATCAATCTATGAAAGTTTCTTTTTATTGCTGCTAAACCGAGCAAATAACACAATCGGGTACGTGAAAATATCTCAGGGCGGGGTTGCCGGAACTGTTGTAGATGTTAAACTGATCAAATATTCAGTCGAGTGTTTGGCATCAGCAGTTATACTCGCACATAATCACCCCTCTGGAAATTTAGTCCCATCCAAGGAAGACGTAAAAATCACTAAGCGAGTTGTGTCTGCCTTGGAGCTTATGGATATTAACGTATTAGACCATGTCGTTATGACAGAGGAGAGTTATTTCAGTTTTGCAGATGAGGGCATGTTATAGAAAAAGTTATATATTTACACCGTTTTAATTATTTAATTCTATTCAAATAGCAATAGATTGTACGGAAAGGGCAGCTTAATTAGGCTGTTCTTTTTTTTTGTGAGAAAATTATTGCAAATTTGTATTAATTATCAGGGCAAAGGGTCAGCCTCATTTATTTAAACGTTTAAAAAATTTACATTATAGGATTAGTTTGTAATTGTCCAAGAGGCGCGGAAATAATGGATGTGCCAATTGATTCATGTCCTCAATCATTCGGGCAGATTCAAAAAGTTATTTTTCAAAGAATGTTCAGCGCAGCCGGGGTGAAAAACACGATTGCCGCAGGTAGTGGAATAGCAGGGATTGAAGTATTAGCGAGTTGGACTCCTTTGCTTGCTGCTGCCGATGGAACTAAAGTAGTTCAATCTCCGTATCTTACTGCACCAACAAGTGAGCCAGGCGCTCCGCGTACTTATGGCGGTGGAAATGAAACCCTAGGAGGTATCGAAATCATAATCGGCAGAGAGCCAACCACATTCACAGCAAACATTTTGCGTCAGCATCAAAAAACAATCAAGGCTCTTAAGGATTACCAATGTGAGGAAATCGGTGTTTATTTAGTTGATGAGTATGGCCGTATCGGTGGAGATTCAGATGATGCAACTACGCCAACCACTTTTTATCCTATTCCGGTGTCCGCGTTGTTCATAGGAGACAAAGCGTTTGGTGGTATAGAGTCGCCAGATATGAACGGGATTCAATGGTCGTTTTTGCCAAACTGGTCGGATAACTTCAATATCGCAACTCCCTCGGATTTTAACGCATTGACAGCACTAGTCACTCCGTAAGATGAAAGAGCGAGTTAATGTCGTAGAACTAACGACAGGAAAAGACACGCGAGTGTTCGAGATAAACCACGCTGAGCGCATTCTTAGGATGCCTCAGAATGGTGGTTGGAAACTTCCAGAGGATTCACCTTTTAAATTCGACAAAAATAATGGCATTAAGCGTAACAGAAGTGAAAGCGATATTGAAGTCGCCAAAGCAAAAACAGGTAATTCAAAAAGCGATAAAGCAGGAAAATAGGATCCGTTTCCACGTTGAAACATACATGGAGCCGGGAGATATTCAGCAGCCTTTGACCGTTTTTTTAGAATGGGTGAAAACCTTAATTCCTGTTGACAAGTATAATATATTTGTCTCGTTGTTTAAATTTCCTACGCCAATCGTTGAATTATCAAATCGAATCTTCGCAGAGTTAGAGAAAGTATTTGATGGTCGTAACCCGGCCATCAATTTTCAGTTTACAGAGGCTGAGTTGCGTACTGACTGGGAAGATTACAGAAAGAGTGAATTAAAAGAGCCAGAGGTTTGGCGCGCAAAGGGTTTTCAGTCCTTTAAAACCGCGATTAATTCGATACTCATAATTGATTTGCCCGGAGAGCAGAATACAGATTTACCGGAGCCTTATTTTTACTGGTTAGGCATTGAGCATGTTATTGATTTCGGTATGAAGGATGAGCGAATTGATTATATTATTTTTAATCAGGGCAATAATCGTGTAGCCATTTACGATGATGAGAGTTATCGGGTTGCGATGCTAGATGAGAAAAATGAGATTACTTTGTTTGAGATTGAGAGCCCGCATGATTTAGGTTATTGTCCGGCTATGTTTTTTTGGACAACTCCATTAAACCAGAAGTTGAAGCAAATCAAAAAAAGTCCCATCTCGCCAGAGTTATCCAACCTTGATTGGTTATTGTTTTTTGGTATCAGTAAAAGGAACTTAGATTTATACGCATCATATCCAATTTATTCCGCGTATGAAGCCGATTGTGATTTCATGAATAGTGAAACTCAGGAGTATTGCGACGGTGGTTTTCTCAGAAATAGTGATGATAATTACATGGTGCTTAATACCGGAACTGTTCAGCCGTGTCCTGTGTGTTCTGACAAAAGGATTGCAGGAGCCGGGACGTTTTTAGAGATTCCAGTACCAAAAGAGGGGTCGCCTGATTTGAGTAATCCGGTAGTAATTACAACTATTGACAAGGAAAGTTTAGACTATAATGTAAGTGAAGAGAGCAGATTACGTGAGCGTATTTTTGCAAGCGTAGTAGGTTCCGGTGGAGACGTTCAACAAAAAGCGGCAATAAATGAAATGCAAGTTTCAGCCAGTTTCGAAAACAAATCAACCGTTTTGAATAATCTAAAAGGTAATTTCGAGAAAGCAATAAAATTTGCAGATGATACGTGTTGCAGATTAAGGTATGGTGTTCGTTTCCTAGGCAGTTCCATAAGTTTAGGTACTGAGTTCTATATATTCTCATTGGCTGATTTATACGCTCAGTACAAGCAAGCTAAAGAGAACGGAGCAGCAGAGTTCCAATTAGACGCAATTAGTGACGAAATTATGGAATCCGAGTACCGTAACAATCCAAGCCAAATGCAACGTATGTTAGTACTGAAACAGCTCGAACCATATCGGCATAATACACGCAGCGAGTTAGTAACGCTGAGCGATAAGAATCTAGTCGACCCGGAGCTTATGAGAATTAAAATAAATTTTAATAGCTTTGTTGAGCGATTCGAAATAGAGAACATTAACATTGTTGAGTTTGGTAGTCAAATCGAGTTCAGCAAAAAAATTCAAATAATAACTGATAAATTTAAAGAGTATGGTAGCGAACAAAAAACAGGAATTGTCGCCTGAGCAGGAAACGGCAGAAAAGGCAGAGTTGGAAAAAGCAGCAGCTCAACAG